CGTTGCTGATTAGCAATTTCAGCTTGAACTGCTGCTGCCAGCATACTTCCTAATTCCTGAGCTGCACCAGAGTCTCCTTCTACTGACGATCCAGAAGCATCTACATTAACAACTACATTAGATCCTCCCATTGCATGATTTGGAACGATATTACCGCTAGTCCCTGGGACGAATAATTCTGGGCCTTTTTCTCCTACAACATAAGGTGATCCTCCTGTTACTGGGCCTCCTTTTGCTTTGAAAGGGTCTGGGCCAATATCAAATTCATAAACAGAAGAATCCATAGAAACATTACTACCAGGAGCAACAGGAACACCTGGTTTTCCAGCCATTCCTAAAGCACCTTGGAAGAAAGTACCTAATCCACCAGGCAGAGCAGAAAGTCCTAAATTGACTCCGTAATTTAATAAGGCATTACTGATTCTTCTGAACGTATTAGAAGCAACCTCTCCTAATGTCTTCGTTCCATCAATTGCTGCGTTAAGTCCTTCGACTAATCCATCTCTAATAGAAACCCCTATTGCGTCATATACGGCTTTTAATTCTTCCTCTTGTTTCTTTAACACTTCGTTTGCATCTTCAAGCTCTTTCTTATATCTAAGTTTTTCTTTTAATTTATCTACTTGTCCACTCTGTACTCCTTCAACCTCTCTTTCAATTTCAAGTGTTCTTTCTAGTGCTTCTCTATCACCTGATTTCATCTGGAAGATTCTTTCTAAACGCTCGATTTCCTTATCTGTACTTTCTAACTTGCTTCCTCCGTAAAGTTGGTCTTCTTTTGTCTTTCCTATCATTTTATTAAACGCAGGAGTAGCAGCATCTATAACTGGTTGAAGAAGTTTTTGCCTTACTGCACCTCCTCTAAAATCATCACCACGGTTTTTGTCATATACTGCTACTGCTGCTTTAATCTTTGCATCATCAGATTGCCTTGCAAAAGTTAATATTCTATCTCTTTTAGCCCTTTCCGATAAGCCTAAAAACTTATCAAACCAAAGCAACATTCCTGCTGTAGCAGATTGAACTCTTAATAGTCCAGCTTGCATTGACATCATTAAATCAGTCCATTGTTCTCCAAAGTCTTTTAATCTCTGAACTCCTACTTCTCCTACAGTTGCAGTCAATTGTTTGACAGTGGCGTCAAAAGCAGCTTGTTCACCTTCAGCAGCTTGTATATTTTTAATCCTTTGTCCTTCAGCAGTACCAGCAAGCCCTAATGCCTCCGTTAATGCTCCTGTGTCCTTTGTAAAGTCTCCTAAAGCTTTACCCATCTCTGCCGTCTTAACAACAAAAGCATCAATCGACTGACCTACTGCACTTAAAAGTATTTGCGCTCCAAAACCTGCACCCGGCCCCATCTTCGATTGAGCAAGTGCGCCACCGACTCCACCTGCTACAGAGCCAACTCCTCCACCGAACAAAATAGGGAAACCAGCTCCTAACATTAAACCTTCTCTCATCCTTGCGTTCATCTGACTTCTATTACTCCGTCTTCTTTGAAGTCTTTCCCATGCTCCTTTCTTGACTCTTCTTCCACCAGGAGCATTTGGGTCTATTCCTGTCATCATCTGCTGGATAGATGGATCCATATACATTTCGTCTTCCGCTTTTTTTATTTCTGCTTGCCTATCTCTTCTTCGTTTGGCAGTAGCAGCTCTTCTTCTTCTTCCTTCTTTTTCTAATTTTCCACTTGCCAAGTCACGTAAATTTTTTTGTTTCCTTACTTCTGCGCTGACTTCTTTTTCTAGAAAAACTACTTGATTTAATATTTTTCCATAATCTCTAGCAGATCTATTTCTCTGACTTAATTGAGTCTCTAACTTTGTAAGAGCTTCTTGTTGCACTTTTAGCCCAGTTGGCCCTTGTCTCCTATATCTTCTGTTTTCATTCCTTCCTGACATCAAAGCTTCGGCTTTTGTAGCTATTTGATCAGTAGCAGTACCTTTGCCACGCCACAAGTCAGAGAAGCCAGTAGCATCACCCATTGGCAGACCTGCGCCTCCAAAGGCTTCAGGCATGACCATCATTGCTTGAGATGCTAGATGTGGAAGTTCTCTAGCAAGCCTTCCAAATAGAGAAAAAGCCTTACTCATCTGTCCTTCAATACTCCAAATTACTTGTGAAGCAATATCTTCAAATTCAATAAATCCTTTTACAGCATTAGCAACCCATGATGTTGCACCTAAGACACCTGACAACGCCATCGAGCCAAGCTTTACTCCTGTTAATACTGTTGTTGCTGTTTGTCCTACCTGAGTCCAACTCTTTACTTGAGCTTTTATTTTTTTATCTAGAAAAGGCATAAATCGAGTTATTTGCTTTATTAGCTCTAGACTTCCTTCTAATCCTGCAAAGCCAGCAAGGACTTGAGGTACTGGACCTCCCTTCCCTCTTATTAGTCCCAACCATTTTGGTCCAAGCTTGCTAAACCATTCAACTGTTTTTCCAACCTCTTTTTGTGCTTTTTCTATTTCTTTTCTAAAGGCTTTCTGCGCTTTTAATGCTTCTCTTTGTCTATCCGTTGTTATTCCTAAACCCTCATTAACATCATCAATTCTACTATTAACTTGATCCCATAAAGTCGTATTCATTTCTAGATATTCAACAGCATCTTCTAGTTGACTCTTATACAACTTCATTTCAGCAAGAGTATTACCTGCGTCTTTGTCTAAAAGCGTTTCGGCTGTGTCATAAATACCAATTTTACTTGCTGCTCTTCCTCCTTCAATTAAACCTCCCCCTACTACTAATTCTTTTCTTACCCTTATTCTTTCTTTTTCTATTTTTAATAAATTCTGTTCGGCTATCGCCTGTCCTCTAGTTGCATCTGAAAACAACTTATATTCAACCGTTTGTTTCTCAAGAGCTTTTTTAGAAAGACTAATACCAGAAGCAAGGTTTTTAAATGCAGCAATTTGCTTTAATAACCCTTTCTCATTTTTTGAGTAAAAATTTTGTGCTTGACCTAATTTATCCATATATGACACTAATGCTTCCTCAGCGTCTCTAAGTGCTTTATTGTCCTCCGTGTTTAGGATGGGTTCATCTGATCCTCTCATCCCACCACCACCAAAAGTTTTTCCTCTTGGCTCTGTACTGTATTTCTTTCCTGATTTTTGCTTTATGGCTTTCTCTATTTTCTCTATTTTTTCTAATCTTTGTGTTTCACTTTTTGTCTGAACCTTGGCAATCATTCTTTGTCTCTCCATCTCTACAGTGAGTTTTTTTGCCTTCTTTGCGTTATCAGTAAAAACCTTACCTAAGTCAGTCGCAATCTTAACTGTGTTCTTTAATTCTTTACTAATATCACCAATAGAACCTTTTAAATTTTTAACAAATTTTCCATTAATTTTATCAACAATTTCATCTATCGCAGTTAAAGATTTTGCGAGCTTTTCTACTGCTCTTTTTATTTGGGCATCTTTTGCTCTAAATTCAAGTGTCTTGGTATAAGCTTCAGCCACTCCTCTCGTACCAAACAATATTACCTATCTTACCTTGTTTGCGTTCTACTAGCACTACTTCGTTGAACAGCGTCTCTCTCTCTATCCATTTCTTCATTCTGAATCTTAAAATAAGCTGCCCAACCAACCATCTCTTCCCTTGTTAATTCTCTTGTTAGTTCTCTAACCGTTTTACCTAATTCCTTTGCTAACGAAAATAAAAAGATCCATTCTTTATTCGCTTTTCAAATCTTTCTCTGCCTCTTCTACCTCCTTATCTGCTCCAGATTCAAGCATTGCTAATTGAATTTCTTGCAATACAGCAGCTTCGACTTCTCTACGAAGAGTTGCTCTGTCTCCATCAGCAAAAAGTCTTTTACCTTTATCATCTAAAGCTTTTTGAATCATTAAAGATAAAGCAAAATCATTAGCATCTTCAGTTTTGCCAGATTTTTTCTGAATAGATTCTCTTTCGGCAATTGTTAATGGATGCCAAAAAACAGTAAGAACAACTTCGCTATCTTTCTTTACATCATGTTGATATAATTGACTAACTCCAAATTTATTGGATAAGAGTTCAACGGCTCTCATAAAAAATTCCTTACTTTAATAGGATAATAATACTATATTAGGCGATTGCTGAAAACTGACAAGTGATGACACCCAGGCAATGAGATTCGTCCTGATCGTCTACTACGATTCCAGGCCCAGATATATTGCTTACTCTTGGTGAGCAAGAATAAGTATCAACATAATCAGAAGCATTAACGGACGTTAAACCTGTAATAACTGACTCGCTGACAGCAGCTAAAACAGATGTTCCTTTATTCTTTGGAACGTAAACTCGACATTGAACAAATCCTGCATAAAAAGCAGTCGCAGCACCTTGAGCTTGCTGAGTAGCTTGCCCGAAATTAACTGTCATCACTATATATTTTACTGTTTTACCTGGTCTTGTATAACCAACGTTGTCATAAACCATCCTTACGGTTGGATCGACATCCTTTACTGCATCTGTAACTGCTTTTTCAAAAGCTGCCCTTGTTTTTACAAGTGTCATACGTCTGTCCCTAATATATCTATATTAGGACGTTTATCAGTAAAGATTCTATCTACTTTTTGCCTTAACCCTTCTGTGAAGGTGCCTGATCCATTCAAAATGTAAGCACCAATTTGAGAGTTCTTAGATGCTAAAGCTCTTTCTGTATATTCAGCCCTGTTCCCAATATAAATAGATTGATTAAATTTATATTTAGTTGGGACTTTGTATCTTGGAGCAATATAAGATGGCGCACCCTCTCCCCCACTTTTTCTTGCTGCATCTCTTGATTTTTTAATTGTTTCCCACGGTTCTTTAATATATTGATTCTCTGGCGGCATCCTTGTTTTAGAAACTTGCCAACTAGAAGCAAAGAATCCACTATCAACAGGACTTACATCAACTAAATCACTAGCAACGGAATTAATAAATTGACTTAGATGAGCCTCAGATTGATCTTCCCAATCTTTCAGCATTGCTTTTTGCAAATCTTGAGTTTTCTTAAATTCTTTTTTAGCCATTAGAACCTCACCAGCAAAGTATATAAATAAACTTGTCCACCACGTTTTGTATCTATATCAACAATCTGTGCCACATGTGTTGATCCTGCATAACTTAATGTCACCTCATCTCTAAAAGTAGGTTGATGATCTCCTATTAAATCAGGCGTAACATATAACTTCGCTTGCCTTAATTCTCTTCCTTCATCTTCTTCTGATTTAATAAATTCAATAGGAACCTTTATATCAGCATAAGTTGTTGTAACTTCTAATTGTTTTCCTGCCGCTACGTTATAACTTCCTTCTGTCTTCACAGAATAAGTAATCGTAGTATCTAAAGCTGACCCAAGATCAGCAACTACGCTTTTAGCTAGAGATTTAAAAGCTGTGTCTAATGCTCCTGCCATGATTAACCTCTAACTACCCGAACTTGATAGCTGCCACTTCCACCAAGACAATAAGCACCAA